CCCTACACTTAAAACGAATACAATTATTATCTTCTCTTTCGTGTTCAATATCTAGTTTTGTTTTATAAAATTCATAATCATCTTTATGTGCTATTATTCTCCCGTCTGCAGAATATCCATCACCCAACCAAACACCAAGAAGATATGGATCTATAGGCAAATTTTGATTTTTCCCATTAATTGCTTTAGATAAGTCAATATAAAGTGACCCTTCTACACCTTTACCTCTTTTATTGTTAGTTTTCTTTAAGTATCTTGAATATATTTCATCAGTATTGATAACTTTTTTTCCAGTTCTCCAATAAGAACTATTTACTTCCCACAAATGATCTGCATCAGCGACAATTTCTTCTCCATTATCAAAAAATATTTTGTAGCACTGGTGATTAATCATAGTTTCTGTTTTAAATGTTACAGAAACTGAATTTCCATCGGGAGAAAGTATTTGATCCCCAACTTCAATATCCCCAATCGTCGTCCATCCTTCAGGTGTTGGTATTGGAGTATCTAATGCTAATGCCTTACCAACCTGGCGTGGCATCTTTGCTATGTTAAATCTGTTCTTATGAAAGTTGCTGACCAATCTCTCTTGAAAGGGCCACATATTAAACTTAACAAGACCATCATCAACATTAACAATCTTGATATATTTCTTGGCAAAATAAACGGGGTCTTCCTTACAAGTTAAGAACTCAATAATTTGTTCTTCGGTAAATTGTATTGGAGTATTTGCTCTCTTTAGATTTGGATTAGAGAGATATGCATCACCTATCTTTAGTTGAATGTCTTGAATATCCATAAAAATTACCTTTGTTCAATCCAATTCAATACCGCAAGTGCTTTTTTGTTAGTGTTTGGAGATGCACAAGCAAGAGTGTAAGTATCACTAATTGTTCCAATACCACTTCTACCTAACTGAAGTGCTGCTCTAACATCAAGATCAACTAACGCACCACTACCATTAATTACAAAACCACTCAAAAGATCACTTCCACCAGATACTGCAGTTTGAGTGATATTATACTGCATAAAAGAGTTTGGATCGGGATGATTTACCCAAGTTCCTCCAGTCAGTGTTGCATTTTGTAAAAGTTGCCAATAAACATTCGTATTATCATCAGTTGCTGCCTGTAATGATCTCAAGAGAATTACACCAGTTAGATTATTAGATTTCAAACGAATGCTTATAATTGGATAAAATGTATTTGCAGATGACATCGTTGTCCCTGTGATGGGATTTGAGATGCTCAAAAGAGTTCCAAGTTTTTCTGATTCTCCTTCCTGAATCAGAGAATTAGAACCCTGATACATGTAATGAGTTCCTGCAACACCTGTTATATTTTCTATCTCAAGTCTAATAGGTAAGAATGGAGTAGAACACCAAACTCCCGGATTAGTATTTGAGTTCTCAAAAGTATGAGATGCAACAGTCTCATTCTTCATCAACCAAGTAAATTGAATTATACCTGCACCATACCATTCATAATTGATGGAAATCATTTGTTGTTTTGTTGGATCTGCGGTTACTCCAGTCCACCCATTACCATAAAACTTCTCACCATTCCATTCATCTCTGTATACTCTGGTTTCTGTAACAATTCCAGTTACACTACTACGGAGCACATAAGAATATGTTCCCCCATTATCCTCAAAATAAACACCATTATTTTCATCAAACAATCCAAATCTTCTGCGAATACCAACTTGTGGTTGTTCAAGACGAATTGCAAATGCAAGAGTTGCACCCCTACCAGGAATGTATCTCATCACATTCTTGGTTTGGCGAACGATTTTACTACCAGCAGTAGATTCAACTTGCATTACAACATTACTGGCATTTGCATTAAATGTTGCAGTTCCAACTCCAACTACTCTTTCATCCCATACATCAGTTTCCTTTCCATACTGGAAGGTGTTGAAGAATACTGTTTGGAACGGAGATATTTTAAATCTGTTGTTGTTAGTAAATTGGGGTCTCCAGTCAGTCTGGTTTCCCCAATGATCTGCGATATTATAAACCTCAAAGAGACTTCTTTCTTGATCTAAAAAATCTTGTGTTTTCTTATTCCATTGTGCCATAATTAATCAGTCGAAGTTAGTCTTTCGGGTTGATATCTTTGTGAGTTCTTAATTTTTAAAGAATTTGTTGTTTGAGGGTAAATGTTATGTACAATTGCTCCGGGATATTCTCCCTGAAGTTGCTCTGCAAGTTCATTTTTGTTTAACATCTTGCCTTCAACTTCTAATCTATACATTTTACCTTCCCAAACTATATCTGCGGTAAAAGACTCTCCAACGGGTTCTGATTGAGATTCTGAACCATTCATATAAAGATTGCCGTTGAAATTTCCGGCAATATTAACACTTTCTGAAATAAACTGATTGAAGGATTTCATTTTAGTTACAGTTCCACTTTCTTAAGGATAATGTCTTTCTTGTTGGACGACCTTTTTCATCTTTCGCAGGTCCAGGCATTCCACTCATACGAGCACAGAATGATTTTCTGCGTTTTGCATCCTTAGAACCGGGTTTTAATTTTGATGGTTTAGTAGTAACGGCAGTTTGCAATTTTGAACCTGGATTTTCTTTTCTATAAGATGCAACTCCTGCTGCGTTTAAACCACCCTCAGGATTTTTACCTGCTTTTCTTTGCCAGGCAGCGGATGCTTCATTCAGACCAAAATCTTCCCTCCAATTGGAATATACATCAATAGATTCCTTAACCTTAACGCAGTTTGGATATTTTTTACCAAACATCGTCTTCATACCCTTTTTCTTATAACCTTTCCAACACGCCTCTTTAACATCGTGTTCTCCACTATCTAGGTAGTCAGCAGCAGCATCAATATAATCTGCTGCCTTTGTAATTTTTGATTGAACCCATGCCTCAATATTACCCTCACCATTCAATTTGCCACGGAGTCTTTTTGCAGCAGAAATAATTGTAGAGAGTTCAGACCTTGCCATAGAATATTCGTGGTCTGGTTCCTTAGACTCATTAGTAGGATGAACCTGAGCAATACTAAACTTCATCTGATTTGGGGATAATCTGGAAGGTAGTGAAAACATATCCCAGTACTTGGGACCATATTTGCATACATCTCTAGTCTCATCTTTTTCACATTTGGGGCAATATCTCATACCCATTTCTTCTGAAATAGAATCTTTTGATGATAAATTTATTGATTCTGATTTATTTCCCCAATTAGCAGCACCAACCTTGCGGCATTTTACAAGTGCTCCGGAAGCATATGCTGAAGGCCAGACAGAATATCTTGACTTTACTTTAGTATAACAAGCATCTTTTGTGCCGCTTCCTTTACCTTTAACATCTGATTCTTCGTTCATTTTCTTTTTTGGTTTATCGGTAGAAACATAAGTTGGTTTAGCAGCACCCGATTTTTCTGGTTGATTTGGGTCTGCGGCACTTTTTCTTCTTTGAGCAGATATTCTTTCAGATTTAGTCATACTTGCTCTTTTATCTGAAGAAACACACTTGGGTGTTTCATCCTCTTCGCCTTCTTCACGGGCACAAGGTTCTCCGGAGACTACTTCAACCCAACCAGGTTTTCTTTTTTTACCGATTGATTCAGATTTACCAAACCAATCACGAAGACTCTCTTTCACATCCTTAAAGTTTTTATGCTCTTTTCTAGCATCAGACTCCATCTTTTTCAACTTAGTGTAATAATCTGGAAACTCGTCAAGATGTTGAAGAGCAATATCAGCAGCAAGATCCTTATCTTTAGTATGCTCCTTTTCAATAGCAATACCCATCTTAAGTTGATTTCTTACAAAAGAAATATCCTGACGATGCTTTTTCGCAATACTTTCAACCGTCTGGTGGGATTTTAATTTAGGCACTTTAGGAAAACATTATTCTTTATTATTTAGAAAACCTTGCTTCAGTAATTTTGACAACTCCGAAGTAGATCCAACGAACACGGCATTATTTGTAACATTATTGGCAATTTTAGTATTATCCTCCTGAACATCTTTCAATTTCTTCTGAAGATCTATTAATTTATCAGTTGTATCCGCCACACTCTTAATAAGTTGCCCCGCCACCTCGTATGCTCTTGGACTTCCACCATCACCGGCAAGTTCCATAATTCCATTAATGGCTTCCTGACCTTTCTCAATTAGTGAATATAGATTTGCTCTTGTATATTCATAATCTTTTTTTATATCATTATTCTGTGTAGGAATAATATCAATTGGTGTAATAGACTTTTCTACCTCAATAATACTACTTTCTATGTTCAGAGCTTTATCCAAATCTTCATAATTATTTTTCATAATATATCAAATATCACTTTGTTGAGTTGGACTATAAGTTCTAGCATCACTATATGTTTCCCAAGTTTCATTAAATCCAAAATTATCATCCGGACCTGCGTCAATCGGGTCTGGAACAAGAGTATATCTCATTTCTCTCTTAGCAGTTGTAGTATCGGTACTCGTATACATATCAACCTGAACCTTACGAATAAGACCATCTGTACTATCAGAAATTGGTCCGAACAGATAAGTTTTAGCAGTAAAATTTAAAGTATATATTAGGGTTCTCCGAGTTGAATAATCTCCTTCATAATCATCGGTAAAAGATACACTATCTAAAACCACGGGAATATCTCTTTTTTCTCCGATAGAATCTACCAAATCTACTGTTAGATTGAATGATGGTTGAAAACTTGGAAGAATCTGTTCTACTATCTGCAGAGCATCATCTTGCAACTTAGTCATAATATTTAATTGAAACCCAATATTATATGGAACTGGCATATAAACCTTCTTTACAGTATCACCATTACCACAAGTTTTGAATGTTTGAGTTACATTTGCCTTTCTTGTAGAATCATACTGAATAGAAGTCATTTCAAATGATATTCTGGGAAGAGTAATCTGAATTGGTTTGTTCAATTCAGATTGTTGTTCAATTCTGGCCAGAAACTTTTGCATCGGTCCATATCCAAGAGGAACCTTCATCTGACTGATTCCTACATCAGATGAATTTTTATGCTCAATATAAATGTCATTAAAAAGAGTTCCAAATGCAGTAACAGTCTTTCTAATAATTTGGTGATAAAAATAGGTTCCTAGCATTTTCTATACCCGATTATCCAATCATTATCGTATTATATATTTATAGTATCAATAAGAACCAAATGGATTTGATTCTGAAAAATCTAAAATAGATTCTGCTTCAGTCTGAATCTGCAAATTATCTCCATATTTATCGTAAGGATTCCAATTATTATAATCGTTTACGGAATATCTAGCACTAGAAATTGATCCCACAATTGTTTCTCCTGGGAAAAATCCATTAGGTGTTACATTATTGACAAAAGAAATCTTAAGAATTTTTGTATCAAAATCCCAAGATTTAACTCTTGCTGTTGTGCCAGACCTAGATCCGGTTACAATTTCATTAAAGAGATAGGTCCCAATTCCAGTTAGAATTGGAGGTCCATTAATGATAACTTGAGGGGCAATAGTGTATCCTATTCCAGTATTTGCAATTTTTATAGAAGATACACTCTGAGCAGTACCAACGACCGACGATATTACCGTTGCAGTTACTCCGGAACCAACACTTCCAACAATAGTCACAAGAGGTGCAGTCGAATACCCAACACCATTATCTGTAAGAGTTATAGATATGACCCCAGACTGTGAGGTTTCAATTCCACAAGTAGCTGCCGCTCCGCTTCCATTACCCGTAATTGTAATGATTGGAGCAGAAGTATAACCTGCCCCGGCATTTTTTAATACTATTTGTTTAATTGAATAAATACCGGATTTCAGTTCTGTAATTGCTTCTCCAACTGCATTTGTCCCCCCAAAAGGTGCCGAGGATATGCTTACTACTGGTGGAGAAGTATAACCATATCCATCATTATTCAATGTTATCTGCCTAATATAACCACTTCCAATTCCTGCTGTTGCAGTAGCAGTTCTTCCAAGTCCAATCAAATTTAGTGTGGTTATATATCCTTCATCTTCAATTTGAGTATCAATTTCATCGATAGATGTATCAATAACTTCATCCCCATATTCGAATAGTTCACATTTTAGTTCGTAAACATATAATTTACCTAACTGGTAAAATGGTTGCTCGTGCTCTACAAATTTAACTTCAAATAGTCTTTGACCTAGTGGGAAGTATATTAAATCTCCTTCTCTGGGTCTTGAAGATAAAACAATTTCTTCATCGTTATCACCCTCAAGAAAAGGTGCAATAAAGTCTTCGTATCTTTCCTTGGATATGATTAGACTCAAATCATCCTTCAAACTCATTCCAAACTTGGTAAGAATATCTCCCTGTCCACTATATCCTTCATAATTGCTTATGTATGCTTCTAGTGCAAAATTATCATCGAATTTGGATGAAGAAACCTCTCTAAGTATAGTTTCTCTTCTCACAAATTTTCTAGGAATATAAATTACTTCTACACCATAAATTCTCAACTGCTCGTTGATTAATTCCTGAACAAGTCTTTGCTCATTTGGTGAACCTTGAAGAAAAAAGGGATTTAGTGCCATTATTATCCAATAAAATCGTAAGGTGGAAGTTCATATTCAAGTACCATTCTTTGTTTTATATCTTCCAACTCTCTTTCAGCATCTTCATAAAGTTCTCTACCATTCAGTTCAATTCCACCCGGTAATTTAACTCCTCTGAATTTAATTAGGTTCTGACCCCACTGTTTTTTCATAAGTGAAGTTAGATATTTCTTTAAAAAACTGTCATTGTAAACGTCAGTAAAAGTATTTGGATCTAAAATTCTGTAACAATCAATTATTAGGAAAGTTCCAACTTGTTGAGATCCCCAGTCAATATCGAGATACATTCTATTCTGTCTTTTATTAAATCTTATCTGCTTATCAGTACTCAAAAGAAAATCAATATCCTCAAGGTAACTT